CAGGCCCGCGCCAGGTTGAACGAAACGCAGGCGATGATCGACCAAATCTTCGACGCCACCAGCCGCCAGGAGCAAAGCATTCAGGCTCAGTTGGATACTGGCTTGATCACCGAGGGCGAAGCCCGCCGGCGGATCGTCGAACTGCATAAGGAACAAGCGGCCGAGGTTGAAAACCTGTTGCCGCTGATGGAACAGCTGGCCATCGCAACAGGCGACCCGGCAGCGCTGGAGAACGTCGAGCGTATCCGGGCCGAGCTGGAGAACATGCAGGTCATCAGCGACGAGCTGGCGATCGCATTCCGCGACGGCCTGCAGGGCGGGCTGGAAGAGGCAATCATGGGACTGGCTGACGGCACCATGACCCTGCGCGATGCGCTGGAGTCGCTGGTGCTGGGCATTGCCGAATCCATGGCCAGAATGGCGAGCGAGCAATTGGCCGACATGGCCACCCAGGGCGTGATGAACCTGTTCACTCAAGGCGCGGCCGAACAGGTCCAGGGTATTCAGCAGCTGACTACCCAACAGATCATGTCGATTCAGACGGTCACCAACGCCCAGAAGACCGCAGACATTGCCCGCGCGACCTCATCGGTTGCTGCAGCCAACACCGCTGCGACCGGCCAAGCAGGCGCCGCCGCGACCACCACCTCGGCATGGGCACCCGCTGCGACCACCGCGTCGATCGGCTCCTTTGGTGCCGCTGCCGCGATCGGTATCGCTGCTGTGCTGGCAGCGCTGGCGATGGCGCAGTCCTTCAACACAGGGGGCCAGGTGCGTGGCGCCGGCACCAATACCAGCGACAGCATCCCCGCTTGGCTGAGTGACGAGGAGTTCATCACCCGCGCGGCTGTTGTTAAACAGCCCGGCGCGCTGTCGTTCCTGGAGGACTTCAACCAGCGCGGCATGACCGCCCTCGACGACTGGGCCGGCACCGTTTACCACTCGACCGGCGGGCTGGCTGGCACCCCGGCACCCGCAGCGCCGTCGCCGGTGTTTGATGGCGGCCGTATGTCTGAAGAGAGCGCGCTCACAGCGAACATCGCCAACAACTTCCGCTTCGCCGCGCTCTTCGACATTGAGGAGGTCGCGACCCGGCTCGGCAGCTCACCCGGCTTCACCGACGTGCTGATTCAAATGACCGCCAACAACGCCACCGCCATGCAGAGCGCGCTGACCACATGAGCTATGTAGAAGACGGGTACGTGCTGTGGCCAGTGCCGCCGGATTGGGACGCCGGGGTGCGCGAGCAGCTGGAGTGGCTGACCGATGTAATGGAGGCCCGCACCGGTGCCAAGCAGAAGCGCGAACTGCGCCTCGGCCCGCGCCGCCAGTTCACCTTTGAAGTGATCGCCGACGATCAGAGCCGCCGCGTGCTGGACATGATCCTCGCTGACCACGGCAGCGACTACTGGCTGCTGCCGATCTGGCACGATGTGCAGCTGCTGCCTGCGATCGATGCCGGCGTCGATACCATCCCCTGCAAGACAGCAGGTTTTGAGCTTTTCGCCGACAGCCTGGTCGTGGTGTGGGCCTCGGTAAACAACTGGTGGCTGGCCGTCATCGAGGACGTCGGCGAGGACTACATCACCACCGGCCTGCCGACCGATCGCGCCTGGCCCGCAGGCTCTCGCCTGTACCCGGCACGCCTGGCGCGTCTCGATCGCCAGCCCGAGGAAGCGGCGTGGACTGACACCGCCGGCACCCGCTCTGTCGTCATGCGGATCGAGGAGCCTTCAGACTGGCCGGCCGTGCTACCGGCAACCATGTACCAGGGCTGGCCAGTGCTCGATATGCGCCCCGATACCGGCGACGACCTGAAAAGCTCTTTCAGTCGGATGACCAACGTCATCGACGAAGACACCGGCGCCATCACCATCATCGATCGCCCCGGCCGCGCATTCCGCGAGCAGTCCCTGCGGTACCTGCTGGGCAGCCGCGCAGAGCTGGCCGCCATGCGCTCGCTGCTTTACGGCCTGCGCGGCCGCGCAGGCCATGTGTGGGTACCGAGCTGGGCGCAGGATCTGCTGATCGTCGCCCCGGTAACGGCGGTGGCCACCACCATCACCGTCGAGTGGGCCGGCTACAGCCTGTTTGGCCGAGCCCAGCCGGGCCGCCGCGATATCCGCATCGAGCTGACTGACAGCACAGTCCTGTACCGACGCATTACCGCAGCCGTCGCAGCCGGCGCAAACGAGACCCTGACCATCGACTCTGCCCTCGGCCGCGCCATCGAGCCGCACCAAGTGCTGATCGTATCGTTCATGGCGCTGAGCGAGCTGGCCAGCGACCGCGTCGAGCTGCTACACGAGACCGACGGGGATGGCGTGACCGAGGTGAAACTGGATTTCCTGGGGGTGCGTCGTGAGTCTGCTTGAGGGGTCCTGGTTCGGCGGCAAGCCAGTGCTGTTCTACAAGTTCGCACGGGGGCCGATCACCTGGTGCTACACCTCGGCTGATCGCGTGATGACCCTGGGCGAGGACGAGTACTCACCGCTGCCGATCAAGCCGCCGAACATTCGTCAGGGCGCTGAGAAAGGCCGGCGCTCCTTTAAGGTCGAGCTGCCGCGCTCCGCCGCTGTTGCCTCGAATTGGTTACCGTACTCTCCCAGCGAGGTCATCACCCTGACGGTGCTGTGCCGGCATGTTGGCGAGACCGAAACCATCGTTGAGGCCCAAGGGCGCGTGGTTGGCCCCGTATTCAATGACGACAAGCTGGAGCTGACCTGCGAGCCGACAAGCACGCGCGGCCGCAGGACCGGCTCGCCGCGTCGCCTCACCGTTGGCTGCGACCTGGTCCTCTACGGTCGGGGCTGTGGCATGTGCAACCTGGACCCTGACGCAGTCCCGGTACCGGGCACCCTGACCGACGTCGCCGAGCTGACTCTGAACATCACAGCGGCTGAGTTCGCAGACGCACCGCGCTCCCTGGCTGGCGGCACGGTCGAGTGGACAGATACCGAGGAAGTACTCCACCAGGTGGCAATCGTCAGCCATTCGGGCCAGACCATCACCCTCGAAAGCTGGGATGCCCAGTTGCTCGTCGGCCTGGAACTGACGGCGTATACCGCGCCCCTCAAGTTCGACGCCACCCTCACAGCGCTCAGCGGCCTGACGCTGACTGCAGCCGAGTTCACCTCGTATGCCTCCGGCCGGCTAGCCGGCGGCTTTATCGAGTGGGTGCGAGCGGACGGCGCGACCGAGATTCGCACCATCCGCGAGCACTCGGGCGACGCCATCACCATTGACTATGGCGCGCTGGGTCTGGCAGCGGATCTGGTCGTCACGACATACCCCGGCTGCGCGCATAGCTGGGCTGCCTGCGTCGAGCTGGAGAACCAAATCAACTACGGCGGCAATCTGCACATGCCGCTCGAAGACCCGTATTCCGGCGACCCGGTGTGGTGAGGAGGTAAAGCATGTGGGTATTCCTGGCGGTGCTGGTTGTGTCCGTCGCACTGATGGCCGCAGTCCGGACGAAACAGGAGACGCCAGCGGTGCAGGAAGGCAACGCGCCGACGACCGAGGAAGGCGTAAAGCTGCGCAAGGTATACGGCACCGTCTGGGTTTCAGAGCCCAGCTTGGTTGCATTCAAAAAAATGGGCACCATCCCGATCCGCTCGAAAGGGGGCAAGAAGTGAAGATCACCCTCAAGCACCTGCACACCATTCCCGGTACCGGCACGAAGCCGGGATGGTGCAACGGCAAGGCGCGCGACTTTTTCGCCCGCCATGGCCTCGATTGGTATGCGTTCCGTCACGGCGGCATTGATGAGGAGCAGTTTCTGGCTACCGGTGACGGTCTGGCCAAGGCGCTGGTCGCCTGGGCGCATGAATCCGAGCGCAGCAACGAGGAGCCCGCAGAATGAGCGGCGGCGGCAAGAAGGTCACGGTCGGCTACTGGTACAAGTACCTGCAGGCATTCGCGCTGAGCCTGGGCAAGCTGGATGCTGTGTTGGAGTTCCGTGCCGGCGGCCGCACTGCCTGGCGCGGCATCGTCACTGAGAGCAGCCGGATCTACGTGAACGCCAAGAACCTGTGGGGTGGCGAAAAGAAGGAAGGCGGCCTGCAGGGCTATATGGACATTCAACTCGGCGACGCCGACCAGTTGCCCAATGACTACCTGACCGCCCAGCTCGGCGCCGATCAGCCGTCCTACCGGGGCAAGGCGATGGCCATCTGGCGCGGCGGAATCTGGGGAGCAATGAACCCCTATCCGAAGCGTGCTGAGTTCAAGGTGCGGCGGATTCTGCAAGGCTGGGATAACGATGCGCCTTGGTACCCGGAGAAGGCAGTCATTCAGCTGGGTTATGCCAACTTTGATTACGATGATGACGGTTGGCGATATCGCGTGGAGCCACCAGGTAGTAGCGCCGATTTCAGCTCGCCAGACTACGATGATTCCGGCTGGTCCACTGGCCGAGGTGGGTTCGGTTCCACGTCGTTAGGAGGCTTTGACAACAACACATTTGTCCCGTCCGGGGTCGAGGGTCGGGGAATCTGGCTCCGCCGGTCCTTCTCTGCGTTACCGGGGTTGCCACTCGATATCCGGGTTGCCCACGACGATGGGCATTGGTTATGGGTAAATGGTGAAGCGATACCAACCACGCCGACGGCTGATCCTTATCTCAACCTGGCGACGGTGCCTGGCTCGTTGATACAGGCTCAGAATGTAGTCGTCCTAAAGGTTCTCGACGCAGTGCCATCCGGCTCGCCGACCAACATATTCGCCGCGCTGTGGATGGATCAGGGAGAGTACGAGCTGTTGGCAATGAACCCCGCCCATGTGCTCTATGACTCGGTCACGGCCAGAGACATGCAGGGTGAGCCGGTGGCTCTTATCAACGATGCGTCTTTTCGAGCAGCTGCCGACCAGCTGTTTGATGAGGGTTTCGGGATATGCACTGAGTACAAGTTTGATGAGGACATAGAAGACTTTCAGGAGCGCATTCTAAATGTCATTGGGGGCGCGTTAACCCAGTCGCGAGAAGACGGCCAGTACTACCTAGACCTGATTCGACCGACCGAAAGCCCTGAGTCACTGCCTGTAATCGAAGACGATGACATCCAGTCTCTGTCGCTGGAACCATCAACTATCACAGAGCAAGTTAACGAACTGGTTGTTGAGTGGTACGACGTAGAGGCCAATAAAAAGAGAGTCACGCCTCCTATTCAGTCACGGGGCGCGGTTCACGCAGCTGGCCAGGTAAACCCTGAAACAGTCAAATATCCAGAGCTTCCCGTTGAGCCACTGGCGCTGCGGGTGCAGGCAAGAGACCTCGGCGCAAAATCTACCCCCCTAATGAAGGCCACGCTGACCACCAACCGTCGTGGCGACCTGTGGCGCCTTAGAAAAGGCCAGAAGGTCCGGCTGAGCGCGCCGGAGTATGGCGTTGCAGACATGGTCGTCGTCCTCGGCGATATTGACTACGGAAGCCTGAAAGACGGCCGTATTAAGATGAAGGTGGTCGAAGACGTGTACTCAATGCCGGAGACCTCCTATGTTGCGGCACAGCAAAGCCATACCCCGCCGTTGTACCCAGCGCCAGTAGCTGCACCAGCCCAACGGTTAATCGAGGCTCCCTATGTGGAAGTGGTGGCCAACCTGTCGGCCGGCGACTTGGCTGCGTTCCCGGAAGACTCTGGAGTAATCATGGCTATGGCCGCAGCTCCCAGCAGCGGCCTGAACTACTCACTGTACTCGGCACCTGCAGGCGGCGAGCTGGATGAGGCCGGAACTGGGGAGTGGTGCCCATCTGCGCTGGTCGTAGAGGCGGCCGGGTATATGGACACAGCGTTTACCCTGAGCGGGGCGTCCGGGCTTGAGCTTGTGGAACTGGGCACCTGGGCGCTTTGGGATGACGAGATCGTGCGCGTAGACGCGATTGACCAGGATGCACTCACTGTCACCCTCGGTCGGGCATGCGCAGATACCGTGCGCTGGAAGCACGACCCAGGCAGCCGCGTTTGGTTCTGCGGCGATTGGGGGGCAAGCGACGGCGCGCAATATCTCGACGGTGATACCGTTAATGCAAAGCTGCTAACCCGCACCTCCATTGACGAGCTTGCTCTAGAGTCGGCGTTACTGCTGTCCGTGGACATAGACCAGCGATGGTTTAGGCCGTACCCGCCTGCTGGGCTTCTAATCAATGGTCAGGCATACCCTGACGAGGCCACGGGCCCTATATCTATTGAGTGGTCTCACCGAGACCGGGTGATGCAGTCAGATCAGTTGATTGACGCGACAGCCGGCTCTATCGGCCCCGAGGCTGGCACGACTTACACCGTCAGATGTTTCATGAACGACTCACTCGACGTTGAAAGCGCCGGCCTATCCGTCCCTGAGATCATTTGGGACCCCAGCGACGGTGGTCAGGCCCGCGTCGAGGTTTTTTCGCTGCGCGATGGGGCTCCATCGCTACAGACGTTGCAGTGCAGTTTTCAAGTAGGGACCTACGAGCCGAGCTACAGCGACCAAGTCGCGGACCTGGCCCCCCTGTTGTGGTGGCCGTTGAATGAGTTGACTGGGACAACGGCGGTAGACCACTCAGGAAACTCATACCACGGGACGTTGGCGGGAACTACATTTGATGCTCCAGGTGTATCCGTCGATCCGGTAGCGGGCTTTAGTGGGATCGCATCCGGGGTAGCGCTGGGTACAGGTACGACAGTTATCACATCACCGTCAGCGACCGCACTGAGCTTGGGTACTAGCAGCAGTGGCGGCTGGACGATTGTTTTGTTCATCGCGGGCTCAGCTGCAGCCAGCCAGTACGTTTTGAATAGGGGCAACTCGGCTGCGGTTATCTATCAATATGTCACGAATCAGATGGAGTTCTTCCGAACTGGAGGCGCGGGTAGCGACCCCCGACCGGGCAGCCAGATCCCGCTGAGCTCTGGGGACACGGAAACACCTCACATGATTGTGTACAGATACAACGCGGGCGTCTGGTCGGGATTCAAAGACGGTGTGTTGGTGTTCAGCGTGGTTAGATCATTTTCATTAGCCGCGTCACCTGGACAGTGGTGGCTGAGCCGGTCGTCTGGCGGTGGAAACCCTTCACCGTCAAAACAGTGGGATGTGCAGCTGTACGACAGGGCGATAACA